CGTAGTACTGAATCATGTCGCGGGTAAAGTAATCACCGTCATCGGCAACGGGATTTTGTTGATAAAGGGCGGACCAGTCGCGCGGGCCGACAGCTTTTTGGATACGCTCCAGTGCTTCCGTGTCGTAACGCTCTGGGTGAAGTGCATCGCCGCGCTGCCGGAACTCTTCGTCCTCTTCAGCGATAGCGGGATACTTCACCACCTCCCAGTGGTCTCCGCCTTCCTCCATGTTCTTTAGCAAACGACCGACGAGGTCGTCGTCGTGCCAGCGGGTCATAATCACAAGAATGCCGCCGCCAGGCGCAAGTCGGGTGTATGCAGTTGATGTGTACCAGTCCCAAGTACCTTCTCTGTTGTTTTGCGACTCAGCGTCCTCGCGGTTTTTCACTGGGTCATCAATCACAAGTACGTGTGCACCTTTACCCGTGATACCACCACCCACACCAGCAGCTACATACCCGCCGCCCGCGGTGGTGAGCCATGCTTCTGCGGACTGCGAGTCGGGGTCCAGCCGAGTCTTGAATGTAGTCTTGTAACTGGTCTCGCGGAGCATCGACCGTACTTTCCGAGAAAAGGTCATGGCCAATGCCCCCGAGTACGAACAGCTGATGAACTCGTGGCTGGGATTACGACCAATGTGCCATGCCGGGAAACCAGCACTGGCAATCGTCGATTTACCCAAGCGAGGGGGCATCTGCAATATGAGTCGAGGGCTCTTCTTATTTACAACGTCTTCAGAGAACTGTTCCAGTCGGCGGCATATGTCTTTATGCACCCAGCCAGCCATGTAGTCTGGATTGTTCCGTTCAATAAACGGCAACAGTCGACGACGGGTTAAGAACCGTTGTGCGAGTTCTTGCTTCGCAAGTTCTTCGGCTGTGGTCTGTTGTTCAACTTCTTGCGGCGTCGGCTGATCGGGGTCAGGCATCTTGTCCTGCATGTCAGCCACGCAATAAGCACAGTAACCGTCGTCACCGGAATACAGTGTTTCGGGCTGCGTCTTATGGCAACGTTTACACTCTATGGTCGGTATATCAGTCAGATTTTGGCTCCAGGTGATCGATGGTCTTACCGGCCAGCTCTAACAGCTCTTCGTCCGTCATACGTTCCAGCTGTTTGGACCCGTTGATCTGTATGTTCACCAGGGGCTTGGTTTCTTCTTTAGCCACGCCGTGCAACTTCACAAGTGAGTCGGTGGTGTTCTTCATCTCTGTTGCATTCGCTGAGGCGCGGTATGCAGACAGGTACATGTTGTGCGCGTCGACTAAGTCGAACTGTACTTCGCGACGGTTCTGCTCACGGAAGTACTGAATGGCTTTACTTACAGCCTCACGCTTTTCAACGTCATACGCTGCGCGCTCCTGGTAACCCGCCGCACGTCCCGCAGCTGCAATCGTCATCCCGCCGGCGCGCGAAAGTACGTACGTCTCTTGTTGAGTCGTAAGCTCGTTCAAGTTAACGCCCATATAGGGGAGGTGTGACTGAAACTCGACGTGTGGGTCGATATCAGTGGAGTCCACCTCGGTTGGATGCGATGTCTGTTTTGACTGACTCATCTAAGTACACAAAAATTGGAAACAGTTCTTCGGGAATAGACTCAGTCATTTGCTGAATCCATGCATCTACTTCGTCTTCGGTCCACCCCATCTCTTTAAATAAGAGAACGACTTTGTTGAAGTCGTAGGCAACTACCTCCGAATCGAAACCACGGCTGCAGGTCCCAAGGATGGCATCATCTAAACCATCAAAAGCGACGACATTACTTTCTACATTCATAACACTACCATTATTAGTCTAACTAATATCTAGTCACAAGAGAAATCGTGGATATGTTTTACCCACCAATATAGTGACGCTTCGTCCAAATCGTTCTTGATTGTGTTTACGCGCTGACAAACTAGCTGGATGTTGTCTCTTACATACCCTTCAGTAGACCGAATACGGTCGATTGAAGCATTCATGTCTTTGCGTTGGCCGCGGTCGGCATGATGTGTCATGTACACACCACTTATGGCACAACGTCCTTGTTGCTCATTCCATAAGTTAATTATGTCCTCGGCTTCGATCTTCCAGTCAAACTTCTTAGCCCGTCCACTTTTGTTCTTAGTGTACAGGTCACGTAAGAATGTTTCGACGTTGCTGGACTGCCGACGCATACGTTGGTTTGTAATACACAGATTACAGCGGTTGGTCTTACCACTGTTGTCTGCTGTCTTATGTTTGGGGCCTGTCGCTGATACAGCGAAATCGGAAAGTGGTTTCTCCTCCCCACAAGAAATACACGTCTTCGTCCTGGACATAGCTCACCTAAGACTGCTGCGGTATTTTTGTCCAGAAAAAAAATTTTGAAAATATTTTTATAAAACGCTGAGCCATCATCTCCCCCCCGCTGGCCACAGCCACCCGTCTCCCCGATTTTATATCTGGAACCTTGTTTTGTATTCCTACGCTAGGGTCCCATATCCAATAGGGGTCCCAAGCTCGTTCGCTCCGCTCACTTCGCAATAGCATTAGTTGGTGTAACTAAGGAGGTTATTATGACTACATTAACTATCACATTCATCATCTTAGGTACGCTCATTGTTGGCTTTTGGTCAGCTGTAGCGTTCTACATACTGTCAATCACAGCAGTCGAACCACCGCACGCTGTCCCAGATAATGAACCAGAAGATGATCACGATTGGGAATACATCCAACGTGTCCCGGCGTATATCCGTCGTGGCTGAACTTCATATCGAATACCTCGAGTGGCGGTCGCAAGACCGCTGCCGAGAATCCTGGTCATTCCACGAATGGCTAAACACTTTCGCATCTAATACAACTAGGAGTTAATCATGAGTATTTTCACTAAAGTAACTGCATACGCAGCACATAAAACCACCAAAGTCGCTAAAGGCTCAGGCGGCTTCGTTAAGAACTTTGTATCTGAAGTCAAAGCCGACATGAAAGCGTTCGACGAAGTCGACAACCTCAAGTCGCAGATGAAAGATATACAACGCAACATGGTCATCGACGGTGACATTATCGAGTAACCTCCAGCGCCAGGCTGTTCTCCCACAGTCTGGCGCACTTCTCCCCGCGGCGGGGGGCTTGCGTGCTTGCACGGTAGCTTGCTTGCGGGCATCAGACCACACACCACAGTCTGCGGGCATCAGTTCTACAACTCTCGACTGTAGATTTATGTCTAATGTCTGTCGTCTACCGTCTGTGGACGCCGCTCCCGCCCGCGAACCGCACCGTGTGTCAACAACTTCGCGTTTATGACACACACCTGACACCGCTTTTGACACACACTAAACCGTTGATTTTAGACAACAAACTACAGACAACAGCCTATGTGTGTAATGTGTGTCACCTTCTGACAGCTTTGTTTTAGAAAACGATAACGCTTTATTTTTTTTCTAACCCTGAACAAGCATCAAAGTTGTTTACACACATGACACACCAGCCTTTTAACTGTTGTTTATCAATTACTTAACGTGTGTCAAAAACACTTTTCGTAGTTGACACACAGTTGACACACATGACACACACCCTCGCAGCTCCGCTGCTCAGGAATAGCATTATTAGTGTCACTAATGAATCCAAGGAGGAAATCATGGACGACATCGAAGAGCTGAACGCAATACTTGCCGAGGCAAACATTCCACCAATCCCGTTAAACAACGGACATTACACCGAAGACGACAGTGATTTCATAACTGTCCTCAAACAACAATTCCAATCTAACTAAGTCGTAACCACAAGGAGATATATTATGACTAACCTAGCTAAAACAAATCACTTTGACCCAATGCTCGAAGGCGAGCGTGAAGAGTTGACCTCACCAATTGAGACAACTCATGACATGATTAACGACGATACAATCGGTGACCCTGTAGGTGCAGCTGCACGTGCAGAAGTCGCCGCGTATCCTGACTGGGCGCTCGTTGACTACGAACCAAGCACCACCAACTTCTGGGGTAAAGCTTGGAACAATACAGGCACAGAACATCTCGTGCCAAAGCAAGCAACAGTGTCGTCTGTCATGGACCATCACACACAAGGTATGACCACAGTCAAAGAAATGGTAGCTATGGCTCATCAAGAGCAGGCTGAAACCATCAAGACTCTCAAAGACAACTATGAGTCAATCCTTGCGGGC